AATGGCTTGTCATAACCACCAACCCCACCCCCAACCAGCCCGCATGGTTCGCCCAGCGGGTTGAAGGGCGTGAAAGGCCAGTGGTGGCCACCTGAGAGGGAGAAAGAATATGACCACATTCAACCACCTGAAGTTCAAGCCCAGGCGGGGCGATGGTGTCCAGGCGCGGGTGTTCTTCGCTAACGGTTACGGCGCATCAGTCGTTCGAGGTACAGGAACCTACGGTGCGCCATCTCTCTATGAGTTGGCGATACTGGTGGGCACGCGAGATGATAATGAATTCGCTAGAAATATCCACGTTGGTGGCGAAGGGTTCCCTGACGGTATCGCAGGGTGGCTGGACGAAGACCGGGTGACCAAGCTGCTGAAAGACATTCAATCGCTATACTAAAGGAGGACTAACACATGCCGAGGGAAAAAAAGAGCGACAAGGGCCTGCCGCACCGAGGCAAATATGTCGCCTATCTGCGTGTCTCGACGCGCGAGCAGGGACGTTCCGGCCTCGGCCTGGAGGCGCAGAAACAGACAATCCAGGATTACCTGGACGGCGGCGACTGGGAGTTGATCGCCACGTTCAAGGAGGTTGAGAGCGGGAAGAAGGGACGGGCAGGGCGACCGAAGCTCGACGCCGCGCTCAATCTTTGCAAGAAGGAAAAGGCGACCTTGATCATCGCGCGGATCGACCGGCTGGCGCGGAATGTGTACGTCACCGCCTCTCTGTACGAGGCGGGCATCGATTTCATCTGCTGCGATTACCCCAACATGGATAAGACGCACATCTATTTGCTGTCGATGATGGCTGAAAAAGAGGCCGACAACATCTCCATCCGCACCAAGGCGGCGTTGAAGGCGGCGAAGGCGCGAGGCGTCGTCCTCGGCAACCCCAACCTCCCCAAGATCAGCCCTCTAGGCGTCAAGGCATCGAAGGCGAAAGCTGATGCCCACGCCAAGGAGGTCTACCCAGTTATCCAGATGATCAGACGATCCGGCGTCTCCTCTCTACGCGGCATCGCACTTGAACTTGAAAATAGACGCGACATCGAGACAACCAAAGGCGGTGCATGGTCGGCGCAGCAAGTCAAAAACATCCTGCAACGGTCGGGTGAAAAATAATGACGGGGTTCCCGGTTGGTTTCGCCGTAGATGCGCCGACGCTGGCCTCATAGGCTGCTCGGCGCATGGCCTCCGCAAAGCCGGTGCCGTAAGGGCCGCGATGGCAGGGGCAACGACTAAACAACTTATGGCGATTTTCGGCTGGCAATCTGCGGCTATGGCTGATAGATATACCAGAGAGGCTGATCGAAAAATTCTAGCGGCAGAATCAATCCATTTGCTGGGGCGGAAAGCTGGATAGATAGTGTGACTCTGACACAGGCTAATACCATAGACTGGAAAGGAATCGGAATGGCGAAATATTCGATTACAGGCGTCGAAAGCGGCGCATCGGAGTTAGGGGCAATCGTCCCCGTGAACGGCGAGTACCTGTTGCCTTTTGGCAACAGCCCCAACGACATTCTCAAGCGACATCATGCGGCGCAGGACGGCGTTGATGCCTTTTCAGCAACCCGCGTAATGGAAGGCGGCAACAGGTTCGAGGATGCCACCAGACAATGGTTCGAGGATGATTTTAATCAAGCCGTTAAACATCCTAAGAGAGGATACCGTAATAAGAAATGCAACCTAGTTGCCAGCCTCGATGGCATCATCGATAGCAGCCCCGGAGCCTTTGTGATCACCGACTACCAAGGGGTTGAGCATGTGTTGGATGTCGAAAATGGGATTGGCGTGGTCGATTTCAAATGCCCGACATTCCAGCCCGATAATCCAGAGGCGCTGCACTATGTAATGCAGATGCAGGGGCAAATGGACTGCGCGGGAGCCAGCTGGGCGATCATCGCCTATCTACCGAGGATCAATCTCGAATGGGTCATCGCGGTGATCAAGCGCCACCAAGGGACGATCAATGCGATTCACGAGGCGGTCGATATCTTCTGGGGCCACATGGAGAACGACACTAATTATCCACCTTCGACGACCACCGAGGCGAACAAGCTGATTGGCGGGAATCGCCGCCCCGAGGCCCTCGACCTGATCGAAGGATGCCCGGACGAAAGCCCCATCGACGCCAATGGCCGCGACGAATTAATGAACCTGGCTGAAAGCTACACCGCTGGCGTCAAAACCAAGAAGGCGGGCGAACGCCTCAAGGAAGAAAGTCAACTCGCGATCCAGCATATCTTGAATGGCGTTGAAAGGGTCAAACTCCCAGGCGTCAACGTCAATTGGTCAACAACTGAATATCGAGGCCAGGCAGAGAAAACCAAGATCACGCCAGCCAAACCCGCATTCACCACGCGGCGGTTCTCTTTAAAGGAGATCGATAATGTCTAAGGCATTAGCGGTCACCGACGAAGCTGGCGAAATACTGGAGAAAGTCATCAACGATGGCGACCTTGCGAAGTTATCTCCATCCGATCGCATTGGATATTATCGGAAGGTTTGCGAGAGTGTCGGTCTGAACCCCCTAACGAAGCCTTTCGAGTACATCCTCCTCAACCGGAAGCTCACGCTATACGCCAAGCGCGATGCCGCTGATCAACTCCGGCAAATTCACGGCGTCTCGATTAAGGTCATCACGACGACCCTCGAAGACGGCCTGTTCACCGTCCATGTGGCGGCACAAGACAAGACCGGACGGCACGACGAGGACATCGGAACGGTGCATATTGCTGGTCTTAGAGGAGAGGCGAAGGCGAACGCCATGTTGAAGGCGATGACCAAGGCCAAACGAAGGGTGACGCTCTCGATCTGCGGGTTGGGATGGCTTGACGAAACGGAGGTGGCCGACATTGAGGGAGCGGCGAGGCCAACGCAGAACCTCGATGATCTTTTCCCCACCGCAGAGGCCCCAGCAGCGTCGCAGAGCGACGAGGACGGCGACCAGGCGCCCGTGGGTGTCGAAGCACCAGACGCCACGGGTGACCCTGTGACCCTCACAGTGAACGGGGAAAAGTACGACCTCTCAAACGCCGCAGAATATTTCGACGAATATCTCAAGCAACTACGGCTGATCGAATCTCTCAACAGCACGCCCCCCCGTGAAAGAATGACCGAGATGCGAGTATTTGAGGAAGCGAACGCTGACAGCCTCGACCAAATCCCCCCAGAGGGGAGGGCAAAGCTGATCGAATGGCGGATGAAATTGAACAGGAAACTCGGGACCACTAAAGAAGACTGGAGTGTAACGATATGAAAATTGAAAAATGCCCCTCGTGCGGCAGACCAATGAAAAAAATTGGCATGACGCCCGCACAAGTTAGTGTTTTGGCGATAATAAGAACATTCATAGCTAAGCATGGATACTCCCCATCCTATGATGAGATTGGCGAGATTCGCGGCAACGTGAAATCGGTAATTTATCACCACTGCCAGGGACTAATTGCTCGCGGCCACCTCCAGGTTGTGCCTGGATGGAAACGAACGCTGACGCCGGTCAATGAGGAGACGCAACATGACCAATGAATTTGAACGGTTGAACAAGCTCGAACGGAAATATGACGGTCGCATCCCACAAAAAGAGATCGAACGCGGGGATATAAAGAGTGCTGTTAAATTCTATGAGCAGGAATTGGAGCGACTCGCGAAGGCAAGATCGGCCTTAGATACGGACGAGGAGGTTGTCCGGCGGAACCTTGCTAAATACCAGTCTCGTCTGTCTGTGATTGAACTTGCCTCGGCGGTTTATTCAAAATGAAACGCATAATGCCGTCATCTCGCATAACGCCGATGGACACAAGCGCCAATTACTGGGAACGGGTTATCCGTCTGCATTTCCGGGAGGTCAACCATGCCCGCCCCAGCCGAGGTAAAGTTTATTTCGACTCACTTATTTATGCGGCGGTGATCATATTTTTGTTTGTTCTTTTTGGGATTTTCGGAGACCCGAGTTGATCAACATAACTCTAAATATCTCGCATTATGCCGTCTTATTTGAGCCACGGTCGTCGCGGTATCTCCCGCTTCACTATAGCTAATCACGCTGAAAATACCGCAGTCATCTATGATCACGGTTTTGCTTGTCATCAGACAGCCCGACAGGGACAGCGCTAGCAGCCCTACGACGGCGCTCTTCACGCTCGTTAAACTGCTCCACAAGCGCCTCGTTCTTCCCGTCTTGACGTTGTTGGCGGCGCTCGGCATAACGGCTAATCCAATTGATGATCGACATTACACCTGACGCAAGCCCTAGCCAGCCCATCACGCATCCTTATTGCGGTTTTTGAAAACATTACCGGCCAAAATATTTAACATCTTGAGCAGCCAACCAATCGCCATGTTGTCTACGGTGGTTGGCGTTAGTGCGGTAATCGCGGTCGCGCCGGTTACCAAAGCCGTGATGGCCTGGAGCCAGACGGGAAAACTCTCAAGAGCCGACATGAGAAATTCCATGGTGTGTTCCTTTCAGGTTAATAGTCAAAAGTGGTTTGTTTTAAGGCGACGAAATCTCTTCTATCCAGATGCACGAATGTTTTGTGCCATCCCACGCTCCAGCCTAGTCGCCAAGCGGTCGCAACCAAATGGCCACGATAACTGCCATCGACAACGGCGACATCGACCGCCAAGCATCCTTGCTGCTCTTTTCGCGCTGGTACGTCACAAACATGCAGGCTTCGCGGGTGGCCATCCACCGAATTATTATGCGCGGCACTACGACATGCTGAGGTCAGATGCATAGGCCGAGAGAACTCCTCACGCAGCAGCTGCAAACTGTCCATAAACTGATCCGATACGATCAGCATTCCACTACCCTTGCAGCGCATCTCGTCTGGGCTGAAATTTTCCCAGTTCCATTCTCTCATAGCGTGTCTACCTTTTTTCTGATCCACTCGACATCTTTACGAATTGCCTCTATTTCTCGCGTCCGTCTCTCCATCTCAGCCGGCGAAAGGATCGAGGCTAAAATGGAAACTCGTTGCTCGAATATTTCAGACGCCGTCGTCAGCTTGTCGAGGCGGACATCCTGTTGATCGAGGCGCGTATCCAGCTTATTCGTGTCAACCTCTAATTTGGAAATCTGGAAACGGGCGATAGCCGAGGCGGCTATCACAGAGGCAACCAACGCCGCTACCGGTATTAGATCAGAAAGTTCCATGGGTGCTGGACACTGAGCATATTAGATTTTGCCGTTGGGAGCGCCGGGACTTAAAACCCTACCCTTACCTCCAATTGGGC